TTAGCATCAACAGTTACTACAAGATCTGCTAGTTTAGCTAACATAACTACACAAATAAATCTAGCATCGATAGATACTTGTACGGTTAATAATTCTGCACAATTAATCAATGCTATCAAGTTAGCATCAACAGTTTCTGTTAGAACAACAACGAATAATGCTGCTCTAACAACTGCTATACGTCTAGCATCTATTGATACTTGTACGGTTAATAATTCTGCGCAATTAATTAACGCTATCCGGTTAGCAGCAGTACCGTGTGTTTCGATAGCTTCTGCATCTGGTATATTAACTGCACAAATACAACTTGATGCAGAAATCCAATCAAATTCTGAAATATCAGGATATCTGGCCAATCCTGAAATTCTTTCTACAGTAAAATCTAACTGTACGGTTAAAGCTAATCTTTCAACTAATATTCGTTTAACATCCACAGTTACCGCTAGAACAACAACAAATAATGCTGCTCTAACAACTGCTATACGTCTAGCATCGATAGATACTTGTACGGTTAATAACTCTGCGCAATTAATTAACGCTATCCGGTTAGCATCAACAGCTACTACAAGATCTGCTGCAACTGCAAATCTAACAACTGCTATACGTCTAGCATCTATTGATACTTGTACGGTTAATAATTCCGCGCAACTAATTAATGCTATCCGGTTAGCATCAACAGTTACTACAAGATCTGCTAGTTTAGCTGCTCTAACAACTGCTATACGTCTAGCATCTATTGATACTTGTACGGTTAATAACTCCGCGCAACTAATTAATGCTATTAAATTAGCATCAACAGTTTCTGTTAGAACAACAACGAATAATGCTGCTCTATCAACTGCTATACGTCTAGCATCTATTGATACTTGTACGGTTAATAACTCCGCGCAACTAATCAATGCTATTAAATTAGCATCAACAGTTACTACAAGATCTGCTGCAACTGCAAATCTATCAACTGCTATACGTCTAGCATCGATAGATACCTGCACAGTTAATAATCTAGCATCTATTGATACTGCTATCCGGTTAGCATCAACAGTTACTACAAGATCTGCTGCAACTACAAATCTATCTACACAAATAAACCTAAATGTATACAATACGGGTGTTGTTTCAACAGAGTGCGATCTATCTACACAAATACGCTTAAATGCCATTGCGGGTACTATAGTATCCGAATCAGCAAAATTAAATGTTGTTAAACTTGGTAAAAATGATCTTATCTTAATTAAATATATTCCTAATGAATATCTAATTAAATCTAATCCACAAACAATACTAATAACAAATAATACTAAACAAGTAATCTCTCCTATAGTTGATCTAGAGGTTCTTGTCAAAAAACCGGATAACTCTGTACTAATACAAAATCCCGATAATTCTATTATTATTAAATCTATACACCAAAAATTTCTAATTAAAGGTAAATAAATGCAAATCTACTCAGCAACTCAAAAAGGTCCGCTAAAAATCGCTGGATATATCGATCCAGATGATATTACTAAAGTATCTGTCTATTGGGCTCCAATAACGTTTATTCCAAACTCAATCTATCGTCTGGGCGATATCTGTAAACCTAGTGTCGATAATGGCTATTACTACCAATGTTCTACAGCAGGTAGAACGGATAATACTGAACCTGATTGGCAACAAGATACCACTACCTCTGGCACCGTTGAATTTACCGCTGTGCCCTGGGATCTATGGCTGTTACCTGACCAAACTATTACTGCCTCGGTATGGACTGTATCTGAATCCATACCTCTGACAAATCCCAATATAATATACTCGACTACAACTGAAATTCTTATTAATAACTTTGCGAATACTATTGCGGAATTTGAATTAACTAATCAAGTAACAAAAAGTAATGGGGAAAAACTATCAAGATCCTTTAAATATAAAACAAATCAACAGTAATTAAAAATTACCAACAGTAATTAAACAGTAATCAATAATAAGCGGTTATGTCGGCGCATTACTGCTTTTTGATTTCTAAACTCTTTAGGTATAAAAAATATTGATTAATGCTGATTAATGCTGGAAATGATTGGATAATGCTGGAAATGATTGGATAATGCTGGAAATGATTGGATAATGCTGGAAATGATTGGATAATGCTGGAAATGATTGGATAATGCTGGGAGATTTTTGTCTAAAAAAATCGTATAAAAGTCTTAGACTACTTAGTAATTTTTCTTTTTCAATTTCTGCATTAATTTCTGCATTTTTTGAGCAGTTTTTATTATACTACGAACAATCAAAAAAGTCAAGCATTAATTTCCGGATTAATAGATTGTAATTGGTATTTCATCATATGTTTCCTAGTAATTTTCACAGAGATCCAGTCATTATAGTATTGATCAGACAGAATCGCATTGCATTTAAATTGTTCTAGAGCTTCTAGATAGGAGCATTGAGATTTTGAGTAGCAGAGATAGAGAATAGATTTTATTAGTATTGGATTATTAATTTGGATATCATTTAGAAGATTTTGATTAGAGCCATTATATAATTTCCAGTTAGATTCTATTTTAGTTTTCTTTTTTTTATTATTTTTTTGGATTGTTTTAGTGGAGTGGAACAATTTTTTACCAATATATTTTTTATTATTTTGGAGATTATGTATTAGATAGACAAAGCCAACAGCATTTTGTGGGATTTCAGTTAGAGGAAGAGAGTTATAGATCCATTGATTCATTATATTGGTATCGAAATAACAATATTTATTGATTGGATTGTTGAATGGATATTCCAGTAGAATTATTATTCAGCAGTAATTGATTAGAGTTTATTACTGGATTAATGTAATTAATGATTGGAGTTTATTGATTGGAATACTCAAAGAAAGACATTACATTTAAGTAGAAAAATTAAAAAATTGATAAGATATTAAATTTGGTTGATAAAAGTCGGGATTTAGTAGCGAACAGGTCGGGAAAAGCGGTTAAAAGCGGTTAAAATTTCGATGATTTTTACTATAAGGGTAATATACGAGATTTTTGTTAATTTTAGAGAAAAAACAGGATTTTCTTTGGGATTGAGCTGGAATCGATCATTATTGATTGGATATTCCAGTAGAATTATTATGAGGTTTCCTACTGGAGTGATCCTACTGGAGTGATCCTACTGGAGTGATCCTACTGGAGTGATCCTACTGGAGTGATCCTACTGGAGGTTTCCTACTGGAGTGATGATCACTCTTCTGGAATTTTATTCTTCTTCAGAGATTAATTCAGGTTCAACTTTGGATTTACATACTGTACAATATTGAATATCATCTGAGAGCATTCCATGCTCGTATTCAATTTGATATTCTGAATCGCACTCCTCGCATATAATATTATATCTCATTCATATTCCTTATCTCTTATCTTGGTTGTTCAATATACTTCGCGCCATTGTACCCCAACACCAACATTAGTTGATTGGGATCCAAGATTAGTTACAACAACTAGAAATATCTCTGAATCTGTACTGTCAAAGTTTTGTACTATGTAATTTTTCTTTGCAGTTGACGGTAAATTACTCGCAGGTGCTCCGCCAGCTTTTTGACTACCTTGGGTTGATGCACCAACAAACCCAGTATCAATTTCTTGTCCATCTGTCCATGCAGTAGCAGTAACATTATATTCTACACCAGATTCTGTATTATCAGTAATCCATGTACTGCCTGTTAAAAATGCTTGTGCGGGCAATTTTATTAGTCTCCATTTAATATTAGCACCATCACTGAACACATTTAGGTTGCCCATGCGAACAATCATTCTATTTGAATAAGTATAGAAAGTATTTTTTAATCTAATTGCCATAACTGGCGCAGTAACGCCAGCAGCGATTGTTTTTAATGTTGGTGTACTCGATGACCAATCTTGTCCGGCTTCAACATATCCACCTTCGCTGAATACAGTAGAACAGATTTGATCCATAGAACCACCAGTAGTAGTACCGATGTTTCTAATCTCACATCTAACAGGAAGATTTGGATTACTCATATATACGGTTGGTAAATTATTGCTATGTAAGAATTCGTGTACATATACAATATTTCCCTGATGTGCAAATCCAACTCTAACTCTACCAACACCAAGCCATTGGAAATCAATCACTACTAATTGTGTGTTGGCGATATTTAACCATGATACAGTATCCAAATTC